TTATTCCGGTTTTAAAAAGGGCACAAAAGGGGCAGTTTGTTTATTTATAATTTCTTTCATATTTACAGTTGTGTGACTGTAAATAGATAATGTTGTTTTTGGATCGCTGTGACCAACTCTATCCATTATCGCATTTAGCGGTATCCCTTTTTCTGCTAAAAATGATATATGCGAGTGTCTAAATAAGTGCGTGTGATAATCTCCGTAAATTTTCAATCGCTTATTGATGTATGCGTTTAAAATCGGTACACCGTTCGAATTTGGAAAGACGAATGAACTTGTCTTTTTCTGTTTATTGACGATATCTAAAATATTATCTGATACAGATATTTTGCGTGTTGATTTTTTGGTCTTGGTCGTAGTGATTTCTCGTGTGTTAAAATCGTAAGTTGCATTAATCAGAATTTCTTTATTTTCAAAATCTATTTTGTCGTAAGTCAGACAAGCTAATTCTCCATACCGTACACCCGTCAAAAACATGAATAAAACGATGTCTGCGAGCGTTTGTTCATCATTGTCTATCATTCTATTGCACAGGTCGTAAACCTCGTTAGATGTTAAATAAAGCACCTTTTCAGGCTTGTAATCATCCTTTGGTTTGGGAACTAAGACGTTCTCCGTCGGATTACTTGTCATATAGTCCATTTGTATCGCATAAGAAAATATGGCATGCAATCTCTTTCTACATTTATGCGTAACATGATACGAATTGTGTTTTAATAGTTTATCAATGATTAGTCTAATATCACGTTTAGTCAACTTGTTGATAATTGTATCATCTGGTAACACGGTTGCTATATGACTGTCAGATACTAAATAACCACGTTTTGTGGAGTCTTTGACGGTCGGTATCCATTGCTTTAGATATTCCTTTTTAAGTTCTCCGTAAGTCATTTCTGAGTGATTTCTGATAGCGAGCCTATCTTCAATCTTTTCCTGCAATATTAAACCAGCTTTTTTCTGAGCTTGACTAGAATTTTTATCTAGTGTCACAGATACTTTTTTGTACTTATTTGTTAGAGGGTCAGTATATCTTTCGATATATTTAAATTTCCCGTTGGCTAGCTCCTCTATCCACATTGTTTTATACCTCATTTTCTGTTAAAATAGGTATGGTAAAAACCCCTCCCAAAAAGCAGGTTTTTACTATACTAGAATTTGCCTCACGCTCTCCTTGGCCAAAATTTGAGCGTGGGGCTTTTTTTATTTTGTCTTAAACGTTCTTCCACAATTTGTGCAATGCCAGTTGTTTTTACCCTTTTTCCCAACCAAACCTAGCAATAAGAACGGCCAAGCAATTAAAAATCCGATACAACCGACACAACCATTAAAACCTTTACGGTCTTGGTTCATAAATTGTACTTTTGTACTTTGGCAGTAAGGACAACGCTGTGCAAAAAATCCCATTTTTAATTCTCCTGATTTTGATTTCAGCTTTTAACGTGGTTCAGATATTACACATAGTTATTAATTTTCCTATTTACATTTCGACTGGGGTAAAATGGCACGTTATACAAAATGACGTTTAAATAATTTATGGCTTTCAATGTTCTGATCAACATCTTTCTCATCCCAAATTTGTAACTCCCAAGGATAGTAGTGGTTGCTCTTATTCTTGAAATAAACGTGTATTCCTGTGTAATTATCTTTATCTCGTAAATACCAGTTTTTTAAATCGAACTTATCTTTCCATTCATCGAGTTGCTCCATCACTTGTGAAATATCCTCAGAAGATAAAATGATACGAGCGCCAAAAATGTCATTAAGAATAGAATTCACAGGATAACCATCTTGTCTTTTGGAAAAACGCTCAATTTTGTCTAAGATGCTTTCTGATGTTTTGACACGATAGACGTAAGGGATATCTTTGACATCGGCTTTCATCAAATAATCATTGATGGATTCGTGTAGATTTAAACGATAGTCTAGGATAGCCTTGACAGGTACTTTTGAAAAGGTATGTTTTAGATTAATCTTTTCAACTTTCCCAGTTTCAAAATAATCTTGCGAATAAACAAGGTGTATTCTATTAATTTCCGAGATTAAGCGTTCAACTTTTTCCAGCATATTAACTCTCCTTGTAACTCCCCACAACCTCGCCGATAATCCTAAAATCACTATCTCTATCGATTTGGATATCACTATATTTATCGTTTAGACTATGTAAAAACGCTCCCTCATTGTTTATAAGCAACTGTTTGATATAAGCGTCACCGTAATATTCAAAAACGCCTATATCGCCATCTACGAGCTCTACGGATAGCTTAACGAACACATAGTCCCCAGAGTGATACTCTGGTTCCATAGAATCGCCATAAACCGGTATGACAAAATCAGCGTCATAATCGACTGGTAATTCAATTGTTTCTACTTGTACATCATTTAGATACTGCCCTGTACCAGCTGAAGCTGCGTGGTCGTAGTAGTTGTAAGAGAATAATTCTACTACTGTATTCTTACTATCTTCTACTGTATTTTGTTGTTCTAATTGTGTTTCGGCATAATCAAGCACGTTTAGTTGTCGCTTGTGTTCTAATTGAGAAGAAGTAGAGTTTATTTTTTGTAGGGTAGATGGGATAAGTTCTGGTGATGCGGTTTCTTGGATTTTATATATTTCGTCACCTAAAAGCTTCGATTTTGGTATTCCGAAAATAGAAGCCATTTGTTCTATATTATCCATTAGAGGTTTGTTTCTGCCCACCTCCCAAGCTGAAATGGCTGTTGGAGCTATTTTTAACTTTCTAGCTAGCTCTTTTTGGGTTAGCTTATTTTGTTTTCTGAAATATTTTATATTATCCGATAAGTTAGCCATCTTTTGCTCCTTTACTATTATATGTTTAACAATATTGTACACTTCAAGTGGAATAAATGCAATATTTTTTTAGCAAAATGCAAAAAAACACTTGCAAGTACACTTCAAGTGTAGTATACTATAATCAAGCTTAAGGAATTAAGCAAAGCAAAAAGGAGGTACAGCTAATGAAATCTAGGCTAAACAAAAAGCCTAAACGCAAAGAACTAGAGTTCGAAATCAAGATTCTTTGGTTTAAGCTTAGGATTCACTACTCAATAGAGTGGTGACAATACCAAGAGGGCTAAGAAGCCCTCTCCCCTAACGGGGTAAGTTTAGTTTAGCACATTGGCTGTATCTCCGCAAGAATGAAAGGAGAGGTTGCATGAATTGGAAAAAACTAATGTTTGGCGATCTAGAACACACGTTTACTAGTCGTGATGGCAAGGAAAAAACAAGCGTTGAATTTGAAGGTGGCTTATTGCCAGCACTGTTAGTGCTAGGTGGTATTTCTTGGTTAGTAGCTTGGTTTATTACAAAATAAAAAAACTCCCAAGTGGGAGTGAGGAGGAGTTCGGTATGACATTTATTCGTAAAATTTTTAGAGACGACTGGTACATCGAAAAACCAATCATCGAACACGCTAAACCGATGAACATTGTAGTTTATAGTCATCAAGAAAGATTTGATTTGTTTTTATTTGATGCACGAAGCTTTGATGAAGTTTTTGAAAGATTTGAAGAAGAAGAGTTCAAACCTTATAAATATACGGCTTGGGTTTCTATTAATAATACAAGATTGAAATTATTTCATTGATACTAGATTAAGATTGGTCGATTTTAAAATATTCTATCGAACGATCTATTAATTTATTCAATTGTTTAATTTTGTTTCTGAAATAATTTTGTTTCCAAAAAGTATTTTCTTCTCTAATTCGTCCATGCACTTTTTTATAAGTGTTAGACGTTACATGTGGTGATGGATTGAATGGAAAGATATAAAAACCTTTGGAAGTTTGTACTTCTAAAAAATAATCTGACCTTGTTGTATTTGGGAATCTAAACACAAATAAATTTTTATACGTTGAAAATGGCGGAATAATAAACGGTACAGAACCATATTTAATGTTTTGTAAGTTAATTGTTTTTATATCATGATTTTTTAATAGTTCGCCATAATTTGATGATTCAAATTGAAATTCTTTTTCGGTAATAATCAATCCTTCAATTGTAATAGGACTGGAAGATTCGTTGATAAATGTAATTTCAACAATCATTTCTAATTCATCGATATTAAATTCTGCTTTCTGGTTTGAGACTCCGAGTCTGAAAGTAGATTTATATAAAGGGATTAAAAAAGAGAATATTGAAATAGAAATCGATACTAAAGAAATTATTAAAGGTAACAAAAAAGACACCTCACATTTTTATTTAAATTATACCACAGAAACAGAAAGGGGGTGGGGGAATGACGAAAATGACACTAGAGATGGCAAGAGCCAAAGTGTCAATGACGCAAGAAGAAATAGCTAGAAAAATCGGTGTAGATAGGAATACATATGCTAGCTACGAGAATTATAAAACTCCAATGCGTATCGATAAAGCTATTAATTTTTGTAAAGTTGTTAACGTATCAATTGACGATATTATTTTTTTAAAACAAAACTACACTTCAAGTGTATAACGCTAGAAAGGAACTACATGAATCAACTAATCAATATTACACTAAATGACAATCAAGAACCTATCGTAAGCGCTAGAGATTTGCACAAAGGTTTGAAAGTTAAAACACGCTTTAGCCAATGGGCAGAACAAAACTTCAAAATTCTTGAAGAAGGATATGATTTTACAAGTGTAGTCGGAACTACGGTTGTTAATAACGGAGCTGTCCGAGAAGTACAGGACTATGCTTTATCTTTAGATGCTGCTAAAAACTTAGCAATGATTTCTAAAACAGATGAAGGGGCAAAGGTCCGCAAATACTTCATCCAGGTTGAAAAAGACTTCAACAGTCCAGAAAAAATCATGGCGAGAGCCTTGCTCATGGCAGATAAGAAAATCACTAACTTAACGATGGAAAATAATCAATTGCAGTTAGATTTAAAAGAAGCTCAAAAGCAAGCGCGTTATCTTGATCTAATCATTGAGAGCAAGGGAGCTTTGCGAGTAACACAGATTGCTGCT